AATATCATTCTCATCAAAATCAATAAATTCAAATGATTTCATTTTTTGAATAATACGTAGAAAATCTAGTAATCCACCTCTATCAGCTTTCTTTATGAAATCTGATTGTCTAAAATCACCACAAAACATAATTCTACAATTTTTACCAATTCTAGTAATTACAGAATCAAGTTCGTGTAAAGTACAGTTTGCAATTTCATCGACTATAATAATAGCATTATTAAATGTGACACCTCTAATAAATGAAGTTGTCATAAATTCAACTTGATTTTTATTTTTCATATAGTCGTATGCATCAGACCTTCCAAACAATTCTGTGAAAATGGCATAGTAGGGGGATTCATATGCCTTTGCTTTTTCTTTAGTATTGCCTGGAAGGAACCCCATGTCTCTTGTTGGAACAACACTTCTTATAATAACAATTTTATCATAATTAGAGTTGTTGTTTAATAGTTCATCAAGTCCAAGATACAAAGATATAAAACTTTTACCAGTTCCAGCTATACCGTGTAACATAAGATTTTTACCGTCATCATAAGCATCAAATGCTACTTGCTGATTTTCAGTTAATGGATTTATTGTCCTTATGTTGAATGATGGTTTCTTTAATTCTTTTCTTAGTACTCTTTTTTCTCTTCTTGATGACATGTATTACCTTCTTCTAGAAAGTGTTGATGGTTGAACGTGAAATCCCCCTAGAATGTTTACTTTTCATGTCCTTTAATAAATCCCTAAATCCTGCATCTGGTTTCTTTCCTGATACACCAGACACAATACTAGGAGCACTGACTAATTGAACTATGTGAGGATTTTCTTTTAAAAATGAATCTAACTCAGAGATAGACATAAAATCAGTAAACTCTTCATTTGTTAAATTATTTTTAAAACTGTATGTTGGCATCAGTAATCATCCTCATAAGACATAAGCTCTTGTATATTTTTAGTCTTCAGTGCAGTTTTTATTTTCCTTTGTTTTCTCCTTTTTTTCTTTTCTTCTCTCAATAGAATATCATCATTATATTCATCATATTCATAATCAAAATCTTTAAATCTATTTTTAACTCTACCCATTTTGAATCATTCCTGGAAATGCCTCTTTAACGTGTTGAATAGTAATGCCCTTAAATGGCAGCTTCTTTTCTTTCACAGCACACAGTAGAGTCGCATCTTTTGGATCTACTTGCTCTAAAAGCTCGATAAACATTTGTTCTCTTTTTGCAGTAGGCAAATCGTGAAATCCTTCTACAAAGTAAAGTATTTTTCTTGCTTCATTTATGAGAATGCCTTCTTGGTCTACTAACTCATTAGGTGTATACGGCGGATCGCCTTCTGGAAGTAACCATTTTACTGATTCATCAAACACACCCTGTAGAATAACTCTTATGACATAACTGTCATTTGCTCTTAGTGCATCTACTTTTTCTTTTGTTCTTCTTAGTTTACCAATTTTTTCCAAGACTTCATAGGTAGAGGTTTGCATTTATAACTCCATTAAAATTCAGAAATATTTTCAGTTAAATTTTTAAGTTTTTTTTCAATAAAATAATTCATCATTTTTGATCTATCATCGGTTTGATTTTTATTTTTCTCATCGTCAATTTTTTCAACAATATTATCAGGTATATAGTTCAAATCTATAAGTGTTTTATTTCTTTGATATCTTTTACCTAATTCTTTTTCTATAGAATTATCATCAAGTGACAGATAATAATCTAATCTTTTTCTTGTCATAGGTTTTTGTCTTTTTCCTACAACAAAAGTATCATCACTTGACAACACATTCGGAATGCCATCAGATGAATCACCCTTTAAAATATGTTCGAGTAAATATGTTTTAGGATCTTTATTAGAAATCCATCTTTTTCTCACAGGATCATATTGTTTTACTTTATCAGTATGTAACTGAATAAAATCTTTATCTGCTGAAAGAATCAGAATATTTTCTTCCTTATTTTGTTTTACCAAGGTTGCGATGATATCATCTGCCTCAGCACCTTCACATTTTAAAACTTTATATGGAAGATATTGTTTAATCTCTTCCGTTATACTGTTTATAAACTCAAAAATAGTCTTCCAGTCTAGTTCTGAATTTTCTCTATTTTTCTTTCTAGATCTTTTATAATATGGAAAATGATTATATCTCCAACAGTTTGAACCGTCACAGCATAAAATCATTTTTCCATATTCACTCTTAAATTTCATATTATAAGATCTTAAAGAATTCAAAATCATATGTCTTACCATATTTTCTTCTAATTTTGCATTAGTATGATTTCCAATTTGCATCATTAAGTTTGAAAGCATCACCTGACTTGTATCAACAATAATCATCTTCTTATTGGATATTTATATCCTCTCCTATTTTATCAGTGTCAAATTCTAAATCTAATTTTTTAGTCAATGCATATTCGTCAGTTTCTTCTTCTTTTTCAAAAACCTTCTCTGCTAAATCCTGAAAAGGATGTTTTACATCATAATATTTACAAAGTAAAGATCTTAATGATTCAACTATTAGATTAATATCCTTTACATCATTATCTTCAATTGCTTCTGAAGGAGGAAATCCTGCTATATCAATATTATTAAATAATGATGGTAGTATAATCATTAAAGCTTCATTAATATGATTTACTTTTATGTCTAAAATGTTTGATGAAAGTATTTTTTCATCATAGTCTGTTTTTTGTTGTATCTTTTCTATTGGAAATTGAATTACGTTATTATTTTCTGACATATGATATTATATTCCTTATTTCTGTAATTGTCAAGAACTATTCGTAACTCATAATTTTAGTTCCTTCGTCATAGAATTTGAAAGGAAAAATCTTACAATTTGTTTTATTTTTAAGAGTATGAATAACTTCCTCTCTTTTATCTTCCTTTACATAAAATACAAAGAATCCTCCACCACCAGCACCTAACAATTTGCCTCCAATAGCACCAGATTCTTTTGCTATATTGTAAATATTATCCAAATAATCCTCTGTAATATCATTTACAATCTGTCTCTTATTTATCCAAGATTGATGTAAAAGATCACCAAAAGAGTCTAAATCTCCAGATAAAATATATTTTATTCCTTCAAATGCCAAATCTCTATTCTGTCTAACTTTATTAAATTTTTCATCATTTAACATAGCATCAGATTGTTTTTGAAGAAAATCATTTCCAACTCTACCTCTTCCACTGTACACTAACAATAAATTATCATTTAATCTTGGAATATTATTATTATATATTTTCCTAACTCTAACATTTCCATCACTATAGAATCTTAGTAAGTTAAACCCACCATAAGAAGCTGCATATTGGTCTTGCTTTCCTACAGGATATCCACACCTATTCATCTCAATATCACAAGCACGTTTTGCTATTGTTTCTTTTAATGCATCTGTATTATTTATCTTAAATAGACTATTAACAAGACCTACAGTAAAGGCAGAAGACGAACCAAGACCAGAACCATTTGAAAATATATCTGATAAAGATGCTATTGTTATTTCAGAATCTATATTAAAAAGTTTAAGAGATTCTTTTGAAATAATATGCTTCATTTCTTCAATGTTATCTGATTCATCAACAACATCAAACATAGTTTTAATAGGAAGATTTGGTGTTTTTCTCACAATAACGTGAATAAACTTATCTATTGTTACAGAAAGAGCAGCACCATCTTCTCTTTTGTAGAATGCAGGGGTATCACTACCCCCACTAAAGAAACTAATTCTTAAAGGTGTTTTCGAAACTATCATTGTGAATCATATACAAACACTTCTGATGGTTTGCCTCTAGATTCTTTTTCTTTATATTCATCAAGAAGATTTTTCATCATAAGTTCCCACATACCTTTAATTCTCTGAATATTATATCGAGAATCTACAAATGTTTTATTGAAGTTAATCATATCTTTATGGTTGTTGCTTTTAACAAACTCAATAGCAGCATTCAAATGATTTACAAACACATTTGCGTGTTTTCCTTTATCACTATTTCCTTGATACATAATATTCAAAGAACCAGAAGTTTCTGCTAATGCACCATAATTTGGATGTACACAAACAAGACCAGCAGACATTGCTTCTAACATTGCTCTACAGCTTGTCTCTACCCAGGTAGAAGGATAGGCAAAAATATGTGATTTGTTTAGGTGTTCTTTTAGTTCATTGTTTGGAACAAATCCGTGATATGTCATATTTGGATGTTCTCTAATCTCATCATATAATGGTTCGAACTGTTTATCCATTTCGTCCCAACCATAAATTTTAAAACTTGAAAACACATCAAGATGAATATTCTTATGACGTTCTGTCAAATATTTAAACACTGGAACAAGAATCTCTAGTCCTCGTTGTGGTGTTGATGTATATACCAATCTAATTGTGTCATTATCTTTTTGTAAACAAGATTCTGGTGCTGGTTCAATACCACTTTCCAACACAATAGATTTATCATCATATGGAAGATTGTGAACTAGTTGATATCTTTGATATTGCCAGTCACTAATAAACACAAACTTATGAAAACTATCTAAAAATTCTTTATCTTTGAATTTTGCTGATTCTGGGTCTTCTGGCAAATCGTGGCACCAGAAAACTCTAATTTTTTCCCAATCAAAATCTCTTTGTCTGGAACAAATAATTTGAAACTCTTCAAGAAGTTTTGGGTCAATAATATCACCAAGCATTCTTTTAGCAATTTCAGTTCCACCATTTGCATTTTCTGAAATTTCGTTCTCTTCAAATCCCATTAGTCTATCCTGTATCCTGATTTTACTGCATCATCGTAAAACATTTGAACTGTTTCAATTGAAAACAAATCTAAATCTTTTCCGAATTTATCTACCTTTTTAATTAAATCTGGTGACATTGTAATAATTTCACAACCAGATTTTTCTGCTTGAACATAATTATATGCTTCTCTTGAAGAAGCCCAAAGAAACTCAATAGGTGTTCTTGGTTTCACTAATTTTCTATATAAAATAGATTCACTAATAATTTCTTCTGGATTTACTCCAGTATCTGCTATTCTACCAGCAAATATTGATATAATCATCGGAGTTTCAGAAACAACTCTTTCTATAACATCTACAACTTGATCTGTTGTAAAAACAGCTGTAACATTTAATTTTACATTTTCAAAATTAAGAGTATCAATAACATCATAGTTATTAATCCCTTTTGTATTTTGAATTGGAATCTTTACATAAACATCATAGTCTCGCTCTTTACCCCAAGAATCAATTTTTCTTGCTTGATGAATCATTTCTTCTTTTTCATCAGCAAACACTTCTAGACTTAAAGATGTATTTGGTCTATTTTCTGCTAGATATTTAATAACTTTTTTTGAAAATTCTTCGTAATTTTCAACACCTGCTTCCCGCATCAGTGTTGGATTTGTAGTAAATCCTACTACTTTTTCGTTCTTTGAAAGCTCAACGATACTATCATAATCAGCACCATCAGCAAATAATTTAACCATATTTATCTCCAATAAGTTTACAAGCGTCTAATACATTATCAACTGCATAATGTGGCATAGTATATAGACATTTATCATAGGTTCCAAGAAAAATAGTAATCAAGTTCATTCTATTTCCTGCCATAACATCTTTCCATCTATCACCAATCATAAATGATGATTCTACATCAATATCATATTTATCAATCAAATGTTCTAACATACCAGTATTTGGTTTATATAGTTCTGAGTTTCTATCAAAAGCAATCATAATATCATCTATTTCAAGTTCCATTTCTAAATGTTTTGTTATTTCATTTAGAGTATCCATAGTCATTTTTTCATCTTTTACATCAGGTTGATTAGTGACTACAAATATTAAATATCCTAAATCTTTAACAAGTCTAACTGCTTCTGTTGCACCATCAATAAATTTAAACTCTCCAAAAGTCCAAGGTGCTCTATTATCAACTAGATGATTCAGTGTTCCATCTCTGTCAAAAAATATTGCTTTTTGTTTTACCATTTTGTTGGATTCACTTGTAAATCTGGATGTGAAACTAAACAATGCCAAATAACTGCTTGAAATGCTTCTGAGTGTGGAGTAACTCTATTTTCTTTAATGTACGGAACTACAACAGAAGCATTAGAAGCACGAACAGCATAACCATTAGGTTTTCCCACAATAGAAAGAACTGTTCCACCTTTTTTTCTAGCATAGTCAATCGCATTGATAAGATTAACTGATACATTTTTTTCTTTGCTTCCTCCACCAACTGAAAGAACAAACACACAATCATATTCACTAAATCTTGAAACTTTTAAATACTCAACAAATGTAGTTTCAAACCCTTCATCATTTGTTCTTGCTGATAATTCACTTACATTATCTGTAGGAGCATATGCCTCAATACCACAAAGTTTTCTTAAATCATTTACCATATGAGAAGCATTTGCTGCTGAACCACCAACACCTAAAACAAATACTCTACCCATATCTTTATAATCTTTTAGATAAGCAACCATTTTATGAATTGATTGTCTGTCAATTCCCAGTGCAATATCTTGAACTTCATACATATAATTATTGATGTGATTCATTAATTCTATTCCTCAATTCACTTGAACTAAAAGTATGTTTTCTAGATGTAAAGTATATAGTTATATTTCTTTCATTACATATACTTTCTCCAGTTATATCAATTCCTGAATTATTATACTCTTCTCCTAAAAATCTAATACCAATATCCTCAACACACAGTAGGTTTTCTAAATCTTGCTCTGTGTCATATGGAATGACATCATCTACATATTCACACCCTTTTAGTTGTAAATATCTTTCATAAACACTCTGAATTGGTTTATTTTTTGTTGTAGGTCTGTCAATAGTTGGATCGGTGTGTAATCCCACAATCAAATATTCACAGTGTTCTTTACATTCTTTTAACATCGCAATATGACCTGCGTGAAGCAAATCAAAAGCACCACAAGTAAACCCTATTATCATTATTAATAACCATCTATAATTTGAACATATCTAACATTAGCAATATCAAAAGTGAAATATTCACCATTCATTACATTAAATGCTGAAATAAGTTTTTTATTTTCCTCGTGAAACTTCTTCTCTTCCTTATAATCTTCTTCAATATATCTTTTAGGTAAAAGATCTGGTTTAAGTGTAAGTCTTACTACACCTTCATTGAAAGTGATTTCAATAACATTATGTCTTAAATCTTTTAAGACTTCATTTCTATTGAACATATTATTCTTTCCTGTAACTTGCTTTAATATTTTGTTTTTCTAATATTTTAAATCCATTGTTAAATAAAGATTCTTCCGTTTTGTCGTGGTCGTACATCCAAATATCGTCGTAAACAAAAACAGTTCCTGATACAGACCTTTCTAAAAAGAAATCTGTTTCTAAAGTTACTGATTTATTATCGTGGGGACCATCAAAAAATACAAATGCATATTGATTTAAAAGTGTTTTTTCATCATTATATACAGGAACACCATCTGAATACCTATTGAAAAATTCGTAGTCTTCTAAACAAAAGAAATTAAAATTAAGACCAGCATCATAAGCATAGTAATATAACGATGGGATGACACGATTCCTCATTTTATTATCATAATCAAATGTTTGCTTAGATGTAATTTCTTTTGACTGGGGATCGCCTTCAATTTTTCTTTCGGGATTGTGTAAAGTCATATTAAGATTAGTACAATCAATCTCAATATTACCATATGGGTCAATACAGAACATTGACCTATTTGTATTATTGTTACCAACAAGAGTATCAATAATCATTTTAGCAGAACCACCTCTCCGTGTGCCAATCTCAACAATTGCACCTTCAGTATTTTCTACTTTAGCAACAGCATTTACAAGAATTTCATACTCCTGCGAATCTGTTCCAAAAACTTCCTCATCACTAAATCTAATAATAGTCATATTTTCTCCAAATAAAAAAAGGTAGCATAAGTTATATGCTACCTGTTAATCTTAATATTGTCAATACTAATGTTGTAAAAGATGTTAAAAATAACAAAAACATTAAAACATAAAAACAAGCATCATACATTTTAGATATTTAGAGCTAGAGAAAAACAAGTAATAACAGTTAATAAAATAAACATTTTACCGATTAAGATTGCTGAAAATTTATCTTCCTGTTTTTGTTTTAACATATAATCTTGCATTTTTAATTTTCCTCATAAGTTAATTAGTTTATATCCTAAAAATAGCATAGCACTACCAGTAACAAGTAACACACTTGTTACTGCAAAAAATGATTCGTATTTTCCTAATTTTCTAATCATTTACTTTCCTTATTTAAGTTTGGCTCCCCAGGATGGATTCGAACCACCGACCGGACGGTTAACAGCCGTCTGCTCTGCCACTGAGCTACTAGGGAATATTTCTGGTACGGACGGCCAGACTTGAACTGGCACGACTTTAAGTCGAGAGATTTTAAGTCTCTTGTGTCTACCTATTCCACCACGCCCGCATTATTTATAGAATATCTATAACACGACCTGATGAATCAATTGCCCTAACTCTTTTACCTGATGAATTAAAGCTTACTTGTTTCATACACTGGATGATATATGGTTGAATGTTATCAACCACTTGTTGTGTAATCCAGTTACCCATAGTATCTTGGTATTGAATTTGTACTTGATTCATATCACTTCTCCTTCATTTAATATATATAATATATCATTATTAAATATCATTGTCAATCTTTTTTTTCCTTATAACTTTTGAATGTCTGTCTGCCATCATAGCAAATTTAAATCTATATACAAAACCACACTCTTTAGGTTCATATACTTTAACTATAGTCACAAACTCGTTAATTGTGCCAACGACCTCGGTGGTCATCGATGTGGATATGATTAAATCGGCCTGAGTATGTCCCAACACCACCACCCCATGTTGTTTTCAGATAACGTGCAACCTGTCTATATTTTCCCCGTGGTGGATTGAAGTCCACTGCTCGGCAATATCTGTGCATTGAAGGTCTACCAGTTTTTCTTACTGTTGCACCTGGACGACAAGATGATGAAATGCGAATTTTGCCAAACTTAGATTCAACAACACGTAATTTATTTGCTACAGAAACTGGCATTCTGTGTCCTTTAAATTTTGTTAACCCAGAACGTACCACTCTACTTTTTCGTGATTTGTAAATCCTTTTCTTAGCATACCTTCTTTTCTTAGCATACCTTCTTTTTTTGGAATATACTTTTTTCTTAGCGTATCTTTTTCTCTTAGAATATACTTTTTTCTTAACAATTTTTTGTTTGTAAAATACCGGTTGTCCATCAACCCATTTAATGGCCGCTTCTGCTTTTGTTGAAGTTAGTGCAACTAATACGCACACTAAAAGAATAAGAAATCCTACTCCAATTGAGTAAAAACGATTAAACACTTTCTTTCTCCTCATTTGTTTAACTTACTGGCCAATACACACATCGTGCATAACCAGAACTTTCTTTTGCTTTTTCATCATAAGAATATGGATGCTGCTCAAAATTACCAATACAAATATGAACATTTGAATCTTCTGAAGGCAGCATCTTAACTAACTTAGGATTATCTGGAACAAATGCTGTCCCGTGTTTTGAAGTCATTAACCAACCTTTATTTGATTTATGACGAACCATTTTAATTACAGGAGCACAGTCTTTTTCATTACAACACCATTTATCATACCAACTATGTGAATATGATTCTTGAATATAAACAAATCCAATAAAATACAAAAAGGCAATAAGAATTAAAATAAACTGTGCTCCTTTACTCATTTACACCAATCCTTCTTCTTACCTTTCCCGCCAATATATACGGCAGCGTGTTTATTGTCAATTAATAATTTGCTAAGAAGTTTACCATCCAAGGAGATATCCCCAACTATTCTTCCTCCAAACTTACCCCACTTTTTGAGAATGATTCTTACTTCCCTAGCGTTCTGGATTTGTTCTGTGGTAAACTCTTTTGCTTTTTGTGCTTTCTTTCTCTCTAAATCACACTTTGCAAGGTGATTTTTCTCTGGAGTATCAACACCATCAATTCTTAATTTGAGAGTTTTTTTGAGAGGGTCTGGTAAGAATTTTGCTTCAAATTCTACTGTGTCTCCATCTACAATTTTAACAATTTTATAGTTATATTTTTTGTTATGTAGGAATATAAGAGATGATACTGATTCTAATCCTTGGACATCAGCATACCCTAGATAACCGGCACAAAAAATTCCTCCTGCTACAATAGTAGCAAAGATAGTTTTCTTTCTCATTTTAATCCTCTTCAATATTCTCTACATCATCAGCAATCACATACTGTGCATCACTATCTAATGGTTGATTAAATTCCAATACTTTTCTTACATTGATGATTCTTTCTTCAACACTTTTAATAGTTTTTCTAGTGTTTTCATCATTAAAATCATCTTCTAAATCGTGAAGTGCTGCTTGTAAATTAGTATCAGCACAATAATCCACGTGAAATTTTCTTCCATCCTTATCAGTATATCGCTTCAAAGGAGGGAACAAAATTTCCTGGATTTGTTGAAGTTTTTCTTCTGCGGGAGTTTTAGGTTCTTTTTTATTAAAAGAATATAGGTGTGCTAATAGTGCTGTGTCAAAAATTTTCATAATATATTTACCTATTATTTGTTTCGTTTTCTGCCAATATTATATTTTGCTTCTAGAATCCATTCACTTTTTTCTTTGTGAGGAATGATTTTAATTTGTCCCATAGGTGCTCTAGGAGATTCAATTTTTTCTAGGTTTACAACTGAAACCAAATCCCATTCTTTTAGAAGATTTACGATAGTATTTCTTCTACCTTTATCTTCATCAGAGAAATCAGTTGGTTTTCCATCAAGAGCAAATAACTCTTTAAAATGTACAATATAATATTTACCCTGTTTATGTAAAATATGACAGGATTGATAAAGTTTATTTTCTTTTCTAGAAGCAATACCAATGCGAGTTAAAGTCTCCTTTATTTTAAGGAAATCTTCGTCTTCAGCAATAGTCACTTCAACAAGATTATCTAGATTGCTCATTTTTCTCCACCTTTTTGTAATTTTTCTTTAATTTTGTAGAGTTGTTCCTTAGTCAGAACTTTAATCGCTTGTTCTGCTTTCTTACGATTATATTTATAATAATCACAAACTAAAGAAATGTCATCAAAAGGTAAAGTTTTATCTCTTTTAAAGAATCTTTTTCTTGCTTTTATAGAATAAAAAAGATATTCATAATGCATTTTATCTTCTAGATGTCTATTCATATTCATTTCATTTGAATAAAGAATAGTATCTAGATAGTTAGAAAGAACTTTATTTGTCCTTCCTGCTAT